AGCGAGAGCGGGGGCGAGGTTCGGGAGGTTCATTATTACTTAGATATTAAAAATGTCATTCAATCCCCTTTTTGGGATGAAGAACAAATTCCAAGTATTTATTTAAAACAATCACTCATAGACCAAAATACCTATACGAATCAAACCATATTGAGATTTGATACCTTATATGAACGCAATTTACGCTACAAACTGGCGTGGGATACGTGGTTCAAAGAAATGAACTTGAGCGACAATCGGGGGAAATGGAAAGAATATTGATTTTTAAAAAAATTAACTAAATGAAATAATTACTTAGTCATCTTATATTCCTCCTTTATCGTAAAACTATCTTTTATAGTATGTAAAAGTTTGTTTCCCTTTCTTGTTACTGTTTTTATTACATTGTTGTTTTTTTTTCCGTCAATATACCATTTACATTTTACTGAAAATTCCATTGTGTTATCTGTAATACGATTTACGCATCCATATTGCGATGATACTACTTTATTGTTTATGTAACTCTTGGATTTTGTAAACAATTGTTTACTGTCTTTTGATTTATAAAAAAAGGTTCCCTTTCTTATTGCGGTATATTCTACCTTGTTTGTTTTATTATCCTTGGCAACTATTGTATTCGTAAAATGCGAAGAATTATTTTTACCCTTTTTTATGATTAATGTGTTTGTTGTTGCGATTCCATTTGAATACTTTTTTGTTGGACTATATACGCCTTTACCTTTATAGGTCCCTGGTTTGAATATGTCATGAAATACATTCATAGGTACATTTACACACCCGCTATTCAATTTCCCCCTATATTTTCTTGTTTTTTTGCTTTTTAATGAACTACCATTTTTTCTTGTTTGTGTAACCATTATATAGTGTATATATATTTTATATATTAATTATCCATCTATTTTTGCGTTTAATGATTTTACACGGGGGTGGATGGTGGATGCAGAATAAAAAATTGAAATGGTTTTGTCTTTATGAATGAAATAGAATCTAATTCATTATGGGATTGATCGGAATCTCTTTCGTTCCTGGTTACGATGTTCTTTGTACGATGACCATGCTGATTATTGTTGCGGGATCGGCGTGTTTTGCCGCGCTGTATATGTTTGTGGAAATACTATGTGTCCTTTGCAAGCATGGGTTGTACTTTGATCCATATTCGAAGTACATACCCAAATATCAAGGTTATGGAAGTGGTGGACGCAGTGGGGTCGTTCACCTTGAACGAATGTATCGTTAATGGGGACAGAGGAGAGGTTATTTTATTTATAGTAGAATAATGGCAGCACAAATTGCTACAATGAATACAATGGCAATTGTGCCGAATATTGCTAATTTGTTCGTTGCGTGGCGGGAGGATTTCATGATGATAGTTTGGATAACATCGTTTGGTTGGGTTGTATTCAATTTTTTTTGTTTTTGTTTTTGTTTTGTTTTTGTTTTGTTTTTGTTTTTGTTTTGTTTTTGTTTTTTGTGCGTATGGGTCTATAGGTTGTATATAAAGACAAAATGACAATACATGTTGTCTTTATAGGTTGATGGAAAAAGTGATTCCTCTCTCTTCTGTGGTAAATACTGACACATTGATGCGGAAAATTGCGGACGAACTGCCGGAAGATGTAATTTACCAAATCTATTTGTTTCACCATCGTAAAGAAAAGGAAAAGGAAAAGGATGTTGCGTTTTGTCGTTCTTGGGTTTCTAAACATATGTTTTGGTTTGGATTCTTAGGTTTCATTACGTTTCAAGTTATCGCGTTTTATATTGGCGCTTATATTACAACTGAGTATGGTACAGAACTAATACTTTTAAATATCTTAGTGGGTTATTCTTGTTTGGCAATATTTATAATGATATGTTTATTTATTGAAAAATGTTGTTGTACCCCTAGAGGTTATTTTGATCACGGGTTAATTATGATCACGAGTTATTGGGATTATGTGTGAGATGGCGACCCAATGATATATTACTACTTGTCCGGGTAATACAGCGTTTTTCAAGTAGTTTATAGGCGATTACAATATCATTGATTTTATGGTCCATGTCGTCCAAAATTTTTATTTTTTCATGATAGGATTCAAACCCCCATAAAATACTTGCGACGATGATACAATTGGTGGATGAAATAAAGAAGTTCAAGAAGTCGTGGTGGTTGTTTGGACTGGGTGGCGGGGAAAAACTATTGTGTATATTTAGGTTTGGCTGGGTACGAAGTAATTGACGTGGACGTACCAAAGAACGGATCATCATTACGATTGCCGTGATGTCTGTTTATACTACATGATTATTTTTTATGTTTATTTTATTGATTCTTTTTATTGATTCTTTTTTTTGTTTTATTTTTCTTGGGTTGTTGTTTCTTGGGTGGTTTTGTCTTTTTTGTTTTCTTCATGGTGGGTTTTGTGCGAAAACTATGTCTCTTGTGAAACAAATGATTATCTTGTTTCAACGTATCATTAATGACGCGAAATGCGTCCATTAGATTCGTGTCTTTTGGACCATTGATGACATAGCTCCACATTTTATTACGATGTGGAGGAAGGGGGTTTGGTTTTTGACGCGCTAAATGATGTGCTAACCACCGATGATGTCCGTCTACGACCATGTAACGATCTTGATTGTCTTCTTTCAATAAGATGACGGGGATTTTGTTGGATGGGGGACGAGAGCAGGTGCGTCTTGGGTTCTGGAGCAATTGGTGTTTTAACATGTGCATCATTATATCTTTTGCTCGGCGCATATTTACTTCCTTTTGGGATGCATAAATAGGGGCTTTGTTTATATTCAAATGCTGTTGATTTGAATGAAGATTCAATTTATGTTTGATGAGTTCTTGTAATTTTTCATAATCGGTTTTACTATTGATTTGGGGCATGTCTACTCGCTTTATTCCCAGATTTTTCATACAAGGACGAGGTGTTGGATTCATATTACAGAAATTGTCGTCATTTGTACTCATATACAATACAAAAATATTATATTTATCATGGATGGATAGATGGATGGATGGATGGATGAATAGATATTAAAAATTGATTCAAATAATATTATTTGAAAAGACAAATACAATGATTGCGGTGGAAAGGCAGCAAAAGATAACGAAACGTCAAACGAAATTAAAACTGAAACAGAAACTTGAAGAACTGGACCGCATTGACATTGACGTGGATACATTATATTTGAAATGTGATCCTTATTTGAAATGCGACCATGTCAAATTTGTTTTAAACGCATATACCTATTTTGAGGCCTTGTTTCAGCGTTTTGATATTTATACGACTCGATTTACCAGCGAAACCTATGAAGAAAATCGCGATTATAAACAAAATATGTTGGATGGTTTTAAGGGGTCGCTTTATAGCACCACATTGCCGTTTCCGGTGAATGCCTCGTTGTCGAAATACTTCTTTGTGTTGGATATGAACAATACGACAAATCGATTAATGGGGATTGGTTTTGTGAAAAATATCTTGGCGAAAGATCAAAACATTCGGATTCATAAGCGACAGGGTTTTAATCTCAATATCTACAAATCGGATTTTTATATTTCATTGGATTCATTGGATTCATTGGATTCGGGGGGACGTACTTTGTGGAAAACATTCATTGCGAAAGAATTTGAGAGATACTTGTTTTACGGTAAATCAAACATGAAACGTGGAGGTGCTTTTACTCGATTTCCTCTAAAAAAAATGGAGTATAAACACTTGAAATTCCTTTTGATGTTGTTTGTGGTGATCAATCCTGCGGGATTCAATCACATTGTTTCATTGTAGCAGAACGCACACGGGGAAGTAAATGGGATGGATGCTCTTGTGTAAATTTGGGAAGGACGGGTTGGGTCTTCTTGATGAGTTTCTCAACTACATTTTTACGTTCTTGAATGATTCCATAAATACTATATACAATGGTTCCTATAAATGTTATGAAAGTCAATGACAGTAAACCTATGGTATATACTTCATTGATAAACATGCTTACTATAATAGATTGCGGATTGTTTAATTTGTTTTTTTTGTGGTTTTGGGGGTGGGTTTGATTGTTTGATACATATTATTTTTTATAATGAATCAAATTCGTTTTTTATAATGAATCAAATTCGTTTTTATAATGAATCAAATTCGTATTTAGTTTTTTATAATGAATCAAATTCATATTTAGTTTTTTATAATCAACTAATACATATGAATTGGGTTATACTCGCATTTATAGTATGTTTGGTAAGTGCCTCAGAAATATTAATAATGAAAAAAATTTGTTTACTTGAAAAAAACATTAACATAGAAGAAAGTATATTGATTTCTTTCATAATAGCAGGTATAGTATCTTTTTTAATATTAATATCAAAACCAAGGGATTTTAAATCAAAACTAAACAATATTTTTAGTACACAAGGTATTTTCATATCATTAGTAGGTACATTGTTTCTAATAAATCGATTACTCTTTACAAAATCTATAAAAACATCACCAAACCCTGGTTTCTCACATTTAATCGTAAATTTAAATGTTATAATAGTATTAATACTATCTTATTTTCTTTATGATTGTAAAGTTAATTACAAAAGTTGTATAGGTATATTTTTATCATTATTAGGTATATTTATAGTTATTCAATCTAATGTAAATGATTAATATGATGGATGGATTGTTTTAAAATTGAAACAAATTAAAGAACAAAATCGTTTTAATATTATTTCTATGACGAACCTCATAAGCACGGCTCGTTTACAGATCATCTTGGAAAAAAGAAATCATATTCCGCACCATGTGTTTTTGTATATATTGGAATATGGCGTTGAAAGAATGCCTTCCCATATGATAGACTTTATTCCAAGATGTTTCGTTTTATCTCAATGCTATTTTCTACATCAGGAATTCACTCGTCATCATCTGGCTGATAATTATGTTTCTTTTGGGGATATTTTACAAGAAAAATGTATGGATCATGAACAATCCTTAAAAGTATTATCAAAGTGTCGCTGTTGTAAACGACATCAAATCAATAAACCGGTGGACTTAAATCATTATTCCTTGGGAAACGAAATCATACAAAGTCTGGGTCATTATGACTATGAAGACAAACAGGTTTTATTGAATTATATATGTAATTGTCCTTGTCGACATTATGCGAGGTGGATTGTGCGTATCTTTCATTAATGCTTTGTGGATACATTTTTACGGAGCTTGGATTAAAATTGAAATGGTTTAATGTGTTGTTACTTTAAAGAAAATAATGATGTATGAAAGATTGGATGGTGAATTGCCTTATGTTGCGTTGCTTTTACAGGATCTAGGCAATCTTCCAAAAGAAGTGGCTCTCTATATTTTGAGCTATGCCCCGTTTATATCTCTACCCTTGCGGAATGTTCGTTATTCATACAATGAGAACGGCGATAGTTTGATGAGTACTAGCGTAGATAACCCGAACCACACGTGTACCATATTTGACAATTCGTACAAGAGATATACCATGATTCGGAATCCATCTTTCATTTCTTCATTAGATAAAGAATATTATTTGAAATCAGAGGTCTACTCACATACTCGTCAGGTCATGTGTGGAAAAGGGAATACGGAAGATCTTGTGGTTATACGTATGAATGTTGAATCTTATAAACTGGTTTGTAACTTTTATAAAAAATGGATCACGGCTAGACATAGTGATCACAACGATTTTATTAATATTTTGTGTAATATCAATCAAATTACATTCAAACCAAAAACAAGAAGAAAGACAAAAGTACGGAAACTGATGGCGTTGTAGGGTTGTTGAGTTCACAATATGGATAGTAGTTCTAAAATATAATTTTTTATATATTTTTGTATATAAAAAATTATATATTTTTGTATATAATTTTGTATATAATTTTGTATATAATTTTGTATATAATTTTGTATGTATATATATAATAATGACATCCACGTATCAAGATAATTCATTGTATTTACTCAAAAAGAAAGCCAAGCCATTTGCAAAGAAGTGTAACACTATACCCAAAAAAAGTATCATAATGTACTATAAAAAATTGGATGATAATGATAACAATATGGTGGAAGTTCTTGATTTCATTGATATAGAATCGACAGGACATTATAATGGTATCGCAGCGATAAAACTAACAGATTCAAACTTTAATATTATTGATAATGCAAAAATAGTATGGGAAGGTAAGAGAATCGTTGTTGAGAATTCATCGAATAGTCTTTTTGAGGATAATCAATATGTAGAAAGAGCATTTCTTGAATATTCTAATGGGGATATGGTTGAATTCACTAGTGTATATTCGGATTCAGGAACAACAGCCACTACTGAAAGTCCTAGTGAAGATTTTTTAGTTTTAAATGGTACAGGTATATTTAGTGGATATAATACAGTATCCGTATTTTATGATAATGATGGTACTGAATTATCTTGGAACCCATCTGGTAAGAAACAAGCAAGGAAACTAGTCTTTCATAATGAATAAATTGTGTATAATAAATGGTGGATAAAATAATAACTATTTCATATATATATGGGACCTGCTGTATTCTACTATAAAAATAGAAATGATCAAGATGCTGCTGGTTGGGAAGAACTTACTTTCATAGACACAAACAACACAAATGCATATAAAGGTATTTCAATTTGCAGACTAAGAGATTCGAACTTTAATATTATTGATAATACAAGAATTGTTTTTGAAGGTAAGAGAATTATTGTGGATAATTCGTTTAGTACTTTTGATTCTAATCAATATATAGAAAGAGGGTACATTGAATACTCTAAAAAGGATATTGCTGA